GAGGGTATTCAATGAGTTCTAAAATAGAAACGGTTTATGAATATGATTTAATTATCAAAAGCAGGAATAGCCCTGGTTTTACTACTATTGATTTGAAGAAGTTAAATGAAATTGACGATAATGTGTATATCTGGTACAAGGATGTGAAGGAGGATTTAAAGAAAATAGTGGAGGATTTAGATGATAAAACACTTTGACTGGAAAAAGAATAACTACAAGTTTTTAATGGGTTTTAAATCCCCGAAACTATTTTGCCCGGAATGTGGCGAGAAGATGAAAGATATAGGAGCGGGGGAATCTATGACAATGGTTGCATATAATTCTCCGCCAGGTCACAACCATGATGATAATTGCAGAAAAAGGGTCTATGGATGCGAAAATGGGCATTTATTGACAATATCAAAGCGTAATAGATGTCCTGCATGTGATTGGGTCGGGAAAGAAGATTGTGATTGTCACTATGGGAAGAAATATGATGAATGGCCAACATAAAATAACCGAGAGGGTGTTTGATGGGTTTTAGTTGCAAATGATAAAATACTTTGACTGGAAAAAGAATAACTACGAGGTATTTAGAATTTGGCTTTCAATTAAGTACCCCGATATTGCCTTTATAGATGCTTTAAATGAAACAAGCATATACTACAAATTGAATGAGTTTTTAGAATGGTATGCAAACAAGATAGAAGGAGATGGTTGGGAAATTGTTTCAATTGATCCGTTTTTTGCAAGAGAAAAATTAGGGCGAACCCTGCAAGTAGCTCCCCCTTTCAACATAATTTGATATAATTTTTTCGTAATTTATATAATTTGATATATTCCCACAATATTTTTTATCCCTAACTGTGCAAAATTTGCACACCAACACCCCAATTTACCAATCAACTGTGCATTTTTTGCACACTAAATAAAAAATGTCTTGACAAGTTATTGTCTCCGGTGGTAAGTTTGGCAAAAACCCGATGCCGTGGACAGAGAAACAGCGACGAGCCGCTTTCGCAGCAATTAGTGGCAAAAAGGGCAAGCTCAAACGCAAGCCCAATAAAGCTGTAACCTCCATGATGAAATCAATGACCCTCGAAGAACTTCAAGAATTCGCACACCATCCAATTAAAAAGAAAAAGCATGGATAGAAGAAACTTTTATAAAAATATGTACTTAAAAAAGAAAAAAGGATAAGTTATGAAAAAATTTATATGGTCTGTACTGGCGATAGGGCTTGTTGTTGTTCTAATTACATCCATATTCCCACAACAAAGCGAATATATATGGTCCTACAATGGATGTTAATGGGATTGCCACAATCGATAGCCTTGTCACATTCTCCGACTCTGTTGTATTCACTAACGATCTTATTGTTTCGGGAGATCAGATTCTTATTGTTGGCGTGGATACGCTTAATGTAACCGGAACATTCACGTCCGGCACGGGATTCTGGGAGGGCGCACCATCAATAGCTTCCAATGATCTGACAAAAGCCTATTTTTATACAGAAGATTTTATGGGAGTTGCTCTTGATTCGGCTAATACCGGCTCTACGGCGGATGGGCAGATCGGAACGAATGCTCATTTGGCAGGTTGGAAATGGGCTGGCGATGCGGGGGCAGTATTCGCTCAATCGGCTATTAGTTTGGGCGGAATTATTGCAATTACTCCGGCAACCGGCTCGAACAATGAAACCTATCATCAATTGGGTGAATTGGGTACAGAAGTTTTTATTGAATACACTGATTCGAGTTACCTGCGAAGCTGGACTGAGTTCTATTTTGCTACCGATGCTGTTACCGATGCAGGGATTATATTTGTAGGATTAGCCGGAGAAGGTAGTGCGGCTGCCGATTTCCTGAATGATTCTGGCGCCGATATTGCCGATAAGGATGTTTATGGATTTTGTGTATTTGAAGCAAATCCCGATACCTTAGAATTTATTTATCAAACCACTGGTTCTGGATTTGGGCGTGATACACTAAGGGCATTAACGGCAGGGCAATATTACAGATGTGGGCTTTATTTTGATGGCGATACCACGCTCGCAGTCTGGGTGGATGATACACTGAGGGTTAGCCATTCAGTATTAGCAACAGGGTCTCCCAATGAGGAAGAATTGTCTCCTATTATAGCAGTTAAAAATGGTGCAGCCGATAAGACGGTTAATGTAGACTGGATTAAAATGGTGGTCGAAAGACAGTGACCTTTTATTGCCATTTATGCGGATTATGCTGTACGAAAATGGATATAGTATTAGATACAAAGGGGAAACCACCACAAGTGCAAAAAATGATAATGGAGTTTCCATATCGTTTTGACGTGAACGGAGTTTGTGAAAACCTGGATGAAAACAATACATGCAAGGTTTATGAAGAAAGACCGGATATTTGTAATATTGAGAAATTTAAAGAACGGGCATTCCCCGATATTGATGAAGAAACCTTTTTTGAACTTGAAACTAATGTATGCAAATTATTAATGAAAGAATCGGGTAAATATACTGAGGAAGACATAGAAGATATTTATGCAACCCAAGAATAATAACCCGACACAGCAACAACCAGCACCTACGCGCTACGATATGCAGTATAATAACGAAAGAAAAACTGTTCTTCTATGGGTTCAGGGCGCTTCAATGATGGAAATGCCATTTGATATTTTTAAAAAATTCTATTATGCAGCCAATGAAGCACACAAAGCAAACCAGAGAATAATTCCAGCAAGAAAACTTCCACCTAATTTAAGAAGCTAAATGTATTATTATCTTCAAGAACATAAAGACACCCACAGGAATGTATTAAAACTACTGAACCTGATAACAGAAGGCGTATTAATTCCTGAGCGCTCCAAGGAAGATGATAAACAAATCATTGAGATTAGAAAAAAACTGTACCCTTTAGAACAGGCGAAAGGCAAACATTTCTATTTTCCGAACGAACAGTCGAAGAAATTTCATTTGCAACCGCATACTATAAAATTTATACGTGGGGGGAATCGTGCTGGGAAATCGGCTGTATGTATTAACGATATAGTTGCTCAGGCTGAAGGCTATCACCCCATGCAAAAGCCTAATTTAGAACGTCTTTGGAAAGAGGCGGTTGACAAGTGGGTTAGAGAACAATGCGAATATCTGCTTGATAACAAACTATGGATTAGTATGCCACCGATTAAGGCAAGATGTGTCGGTATGGACTTCCCTAATTATGTGGACAAGGTGTTAGGACCCGAATATATTAAATGGGCGACCGAGGCAGAAGTTAAAACCATAGCTTATGATAACGAAAAACAGCGCAAAATCGTTTGGAAAAACAAATCTCAGGTTGAGTTTATGACTTATGCGCAGGAGGTTATTGCTCATGGTGGTGCTGCCATTGATGTTTACCATTTAGACGAAGAACCAACCGAGGGTCATTATCAACAAGCATTGATGCGTATTATCTCAACAAGTGGCAGGATTTTATGCGGGATGACCGCAGAAAAAGGTGTATCGTGGACAAAAGATGTGATTTATGACAAGGCGGAAAAAGGAGACCCAAATATATTCGCCATGAAAATGTCTACTTATGACAATCCAATAGCAACGCCAGAAATGATTAATATTGTTAAAAGTCTTTGTTTAAACGAAGCCGAGGTTGCAATTCGTATTCACGGTGAAATGGTGGCAAAAGGCGGGAATGTGTTCGAGAACTGGAAAGATGATTATCCTTTTGTAATTGACAGATTTCCTATCCCGCAAGAGGGTGGAATGCTTGTTATGGCAATAGACCCACACCCCAAGCTCCCCCACGCCGTATCATGGATTTGGATTGATTTACAAAGGCAAACAGCAGACCGCTATCCAATATTCAGGGATTTACCCAATATGTTTGTAGTTCAGGAATTGTTTGAAAAAGGAAGCGCCTATCAGTTGGCAAGATACATTGAAATAGTTGAAGATCGAATGGGCAGAAAACACGATATTTCAATGTGCGATCCGAGAGGTTGGCAGGAATCCCAAGAAGATGAAAATGCACGTTCCATTGTGAGCCAGTTAAACGATGCGAAGATATATCCCATAAGGGGAAGCAAAAAACTTGAGGGTGGGTTATTAAAACTTAACGAATGTCTTAAACTTGAATTTGATATTGCAACCGATACTAAAGGGAATGTTGAGATAATAAAGCGTAACTTCCCGCAGTTAATGATATTTTCAGACCTGAATCACCATAGATATGAATACAAGAATTATCGCTGGACCCCCCCACCCATGACCCGTTCGGGTGAAAGCAAGGGAGACCCACAGAAACCGATTGACAAAGACGACCACTTTATAGAGAATGACAGGCGTATTGTAGAATGGGCAAGAGATCAGGAATTTGAGATATTCGATACACCTGAATATAATGCAAAATTAAACTATACCGTATATGGTAATAGAATGGATATCACTTTTGAACCTGAAGAAGAATCGATGTTAATTGGAGGATGAGGTATCAAAATGACCGAAATTAAACCAAAATACGGCAGATTTTATAATTAACAATCCAATAGGTGCGGTCAGTGGAACTATTGAGATTCATTTTAAGGGTACAAAGTTTGAGTTTAAGTATCAAAACATGAGGGTAACTGAGTAAATAATAGCTATTAAATAATAACCGACCAATACTTGTTTGTAAGCCGGTTTCTTGAGGAGTCGCTAAGCGTCTCTTTGAAGATTCCGGCTTTTTTATTATAAGGAACTGAAATATGAAATTTGCGAGACTTTATCCGATTGAGTTTACTTTTCGAGGTGTTGTAGAAGATGGAGAAAACTTGAATGAAAAACAACGGCTCGAAAAAGCGGAAGAATATCTGAAGCAAGATAAACCAAGCGTATTTGTGGAAGAAATCAAGGAAATGGCTGGTTTAGAAAGTACCAGCTTGGAAGACTATGTTTATCGGGTTAAGGGATATTCAACAGATAGATTCATAAGAGAATAAGGAAAACACATGGAATATATCGAAGCAAATGTCGCACAGCGACGAGAAATTGCAAGGATGATTCAGCAAAAGTTAAGGGATTTACCAAAGGTGAAGAAACTGGGTGGGCAAACCTATGCTCTGCTTTTAGAGTCTACACGGTTTCAATTTGACCAGATGCCAATCAAGGCTCATGTATTTGCCAGAAATGTAGAGCTTGCCGGCGTAGACGAAGAACCACAGGTAGAACAGTTTTATCGGTTTAAATTCAAATGGCAACATCCATGTTTGGATTTCTCTATAGATATGGATTTGGATTTGGATGTTACAACATTTGAGGGGATCCTTTAATGAACATTGAATTTCTCATATATGTAGGAATTCTGGTATTGAGCAATCTCTTTTCGGTTTATATGGGAAGTAAAATTGCCACAATATCACCATTGCCAAAGAAACTGGAAGTAATAGTACCCGAAGAAGAAATATCCGATCCTTATGGGAATATATGGCCGGTAGATAGAGAACCAATTGAGGAAGGAAATGCCAAGTAAGGTAATGACAACCGATGTTGATGCCCAATTAGAACTACTGCAAAAAGTAGAGTCTTTGATAAATCAGGGACTTGAGGGGCGGACTTGAGGGGCGCAAGAATTCTAAGGTGCTTTTAAGAGCTGAGAAGTTCGATGATTATATGTGGGGTGATCATCCGGTTAAAAGCCTGTTTGACCGTAAGGGGAAAACATACAATAAACTGGCTGAGATAGTTGAGACAAGAGTTGCTCACCTTACCGATAATCGACCTAAATGGGTATTTGGTCCACAGGAAGAAGGAGATTTATTTACATCGAGGGCATTAAACCAGATACTTGGCGATTATTTGTGGGATAAAATCGAGTGGGATGACAAGGGCGAGGATGCAGTCATAGAAGCCGCCGCCAGTGGTTCGTGCCATATAAAAGCTGGGTTTGACCCTATTAGTGGCTGGCCTACTTTTACCGTCGTACCCTCTGAGGCAATTATTGTCGACGATAAGGCGATCAGGCATTCTCAAGTTCGTTTCATTGGTCATTTTATAGCTAAAAGTCCCGAATATGTATTAAAGGAATATGGCGTTAATGTAATAGGCGAAGCTGATTTTAACCAGAACAACGCAAAATCAAGTTCTTTTAAAAACCCCCAATTATCCTATCAACAAAGAAGCGGTGGCTATAATGTACCAGTTCCCCCGCTTTCGGTTCGCAACGGACGAACAAAGGGTGGAGCGGTCACCGATGTTATGAAACAAGCCGTTCTTTGTGAACTATGGTTTGATGACCCGACATTAGAGGCTATTCCCTATAATGTAGAAGAAACTAATTCAGAAAATCTTGCTATGGGTGGCTTGATTCTGGTAACTCCAAAAGCAGATCAACATCATCCAAAACACATCAAGGCACATGAGGAGTTTTTAGGCACATTAGATCCTGATCTGGACGGGGAGGTTATAGCTCTGGTAATTGCTCATATCGAAATGCACCGCAAGTACAAACAAGCAACAAAGCGTTATAAATACCCCTATGGTAGAATTGTGACGGTTTGCCAGGGCAAATTATTGGTCGATAAACCGAATAAAATGGCGGAAGATTTAAAGATTAATTGGCGCAGATTATGGATAAAATTCGATTATACAAAAAGCCGCGCCCATTATTGGGGCAAACCACTGGCGCATGACCTTTTTGACCCACAGGATGATTTTAATATTCAACAAAATTTTATTATTCAAAACATAAAGCTATTAGGGAATGGCATCAGAAAATGGAGAAGAGGACGATTTAATAAGGAAGAATTAAAACGGGTAGTTAATCTTATTGGGAAAAACGTGCTTGTTGATGATCCGACAGACCTGACCGTTGATTACGGACCTACTATGCCAGCTCACCATTTTGCCAATAGAGATTTTATACCTTTCTTCATGGATAAACAGGCTGGACAGACCGATGTATTAGGTGGAAGCCTACCTAAAGGTTCTCCGGCGGGTGTAACGGTAGATCAGTTAATCCAGACTGGCTCGGCGCGACTAAGACTTGCTTTACGGCATTATACATTTGCTCTTAACTGGATGGCTTATGTAGCCATACAAATAATGATAGAATATGTAGACCCGGCAGAGGAATTTGAGATTCTTGGTGAAAACGGGGAAGTGGATGTAAAACAGTGGAGAGATTTAAGAGATAAAATTCGCGGTAGTAAAGCCATGAAAAACATAAGAGTGGATGCAAGAAGCATAAATGCCTCAGCTAGAAGGCAGGATCAGGAAATGATGATGAGGTTAGGAGAGATTGGCTACGTCGACCGCCAAGCGGTTTTAGAAGTTTTAGATATACCGAATAAATATGCAACCCTGAAGCGGATGAATGAGATTGAAATGCTTAAAGCACAGTTGCAACAGGCGGGCGAAATAATTGATAATCAAAACAAAGAAATAAATACCTATAAAAACAGACAACAAAAAGAAGAAGGAGCTGGTAATGTCGGCATCCCAACGTCAAGATAAACCGAAGAATAAATTGAAGGCGCAACCAAAGCCTGAATCAGAAGAGCCGAAGGTAGATGAAGCTAAGGTTGAAGAATTTAAAGCACCCGAACCAAAGGTGGAAGAACAACCAAAGCCTGAGCCAAAGGCTGAACCTGCACCCCCTAAATACGAGGTTGATGCAGAAAAACTCGTTAAATGGGCGGCGCGACTTAGAACGGGTTTTGGGCACTGGATGAATGGGGCAAATTTTGGAAATCACATGATAAAAGATTCTGTGAAAGTGGATGGAAAAGAACTAAGTATTCCCGAAGCATCTCAGTTGATTTCAAAATTAGGATTCTAAAATAACTGGAACCCAACTCGCAAAGAGTGTTCCATAGAACTTAAAATAATAATGTATAGACCTAACTCATAAGGAGTGTCTAATTATGTCAGATAAAGACGGAACAAACGCGACTCCTGACAAGAGCAACGCACCGGCATCTATCACCTATAATTTTGGTGGTGAGGAAATAACGGTCGATTTGACTAATCCCGATCAATTAAAGCAGGTTACAGATTTATTGTCTAAGGGCAGAAAGATGGAAACCATTGCTGAGGAGAAAAATCGACTGAAAGCAGAGAAAGAAGCTCTGCAAGAAAAAATAGATAAATGGGAGAATCGTCTCGACGCAGCCAGAGATGACCCTACCGAATTCAGGGCATTAGTAACAGACCTTGAAGAATATATAGGGAGACCGTTAACGCAGGTAGAAAAACAGGATTTACAAACCGATATTGATGACCTTGATGACCCTGTGCTTAAACTTCAAAAACAATTTGAAGATTACAAAGCCGAACAGGAACGCAAGGAGCAATTACGAGAGAAAAAGATTGCCGAAGAAAGGAATCTTAGCCATGCCAAGCAACTTGTGGCAGAATTAGATCGCATGGAGGCGGATAAGGTGAAATATCCTGGATTTGATCGTGAAGCGGTTTACAACAAGGCGCGGGAAGACGGGACGACCAATTTTGAAATGGTGTACTATTTTCTCAATAAGGATCAGTTTATTAAAGCAGAACGAGAAAAGATTGAGAATGAGTACAAGGAATTAACAGATAAACGGAAAGCGGCGGCGACAGAAAGCGATACAACTCCCGCTTCACCACAGGATGCGCCAAAAACCTTCAAAAAATTTGAAGAAGCAAGCGAATCCGTTAAAGAAGATATTAAAAAGGGAAACCTATCACTTTTTAGTGACTAGATGAGAGCCGCTTTCTCGAAGGAGAAAAACGATGGCTCTAAACTATGATTCAATATCCGCGATTGTACGGGATAAATATATTCCGTCACTCAAGGATCAGGTTCATAAGGGTTCTGCTGCGTTAGCACTTCTTGGTTTGGATGATCGCATTCAGCCAGGCGGGGCGCGCATGGAATCTATGGGCGTTGGGGGCGGGACAAAAATAATCCAACCTCTTGAATACGGACAATCAAACGCCCAGTATTATTCTTTTTATGACACCATAGATACCACGCCTCCTGAAATCATCACTGCTGCACAGTTTGTAATGAAAAACATCACTGTGCCAATCTCTATTTCTCAGGACGAGGAATTGCAGGTTTCCGGTAGTGACCTGAAGGTTATTGACCTTCTGGAATCCAAAATCGGTACAGGCACTTACGGCGGAATAGCAGGTGCTACCTATACTTGGTGGCAGTCTGGAGTTGATACGACAGCGCATTCAACGGCTAACATGAAAGACTCCACGTCCACAAGTTATTTACCGACTATTCTCGCCGCGGGTTATAAATCCTGTACGCAATTAGGCAATCCCGCACCGACTCATGTTTTGATGAGTCAGAGTGTGTGGGACGTTGCTGAATTGCTTGCGGCATAACAAGCCCACTGCTGGCAGCAGGGGTGAAGCTATGGCAAACTTGGGATTTAGTGTGTTAATGTGGAGAAATATCCCGCTTATTGTTGATAGATATATTGCAGATTCCGGCGGATACCCGATGTATATGGGTAACTTTCTTGAAGGATTTATGCTTTATTTCCATCCTGATAACAATTTCAAGCTGGGTAACTGGGTAGAATCTCAAAATCAACACGCAAGAGTGGCAAAACTGAGTTACACCTGCCAATCGGCAATTTCCAATCGTCGAATGTTCTACAGGTGGACTGACTTGCTTAACTAATAATAAATCCCAGTAATAATTAATTCGTTAATAAGGAGTATTAAATTATGGCACAATCAACACAAGCAGCGTACCGAAAGCCAAGGGCATCTTCGCCCGTACCAGGTCGGGAAGGGTTGTTTGCCAATTCAAGTGTCCGGGAATTCCCTCTGGGATTCAAGGTTCAGGATGTTGACGGTGGTGTTTATCGCTATGTAAAAGCGGGTGAAGCCCTTGCGAGAGGTCAGGTAGTTACGGCTACCGCCCTTGCCGCATGGGATAGCACTATTGTAATAGATGGTGCTGTCACCGCTGGCGATACTGTAATCCACGTTGACACAAACACCTCTGTTATTACAGCAGACCAATTTGCCGGATACTGGATTGGGCAAGCTCCCGCAGCGGGTCCTTTAGGTGCGCTTCATAAAATAAAATCACACCCGGCAATTGGGGCAGCTTCCGAGATGGATGTTCAACTTGACCCGTCAACCCCAGCGGCAGAAGCAATCGCCGATGGTGCAGTGTTGCTCATATTTCATCCTTTTGTGGTGGAACTTTGTGATGCAACAACCGAAACTATCCGTGGTGTGGTAGTTAATACTATTGATTCCGGTTATTATGGCTTCATACAAACAGGTGGTTTTGTACCCTCTGTTTTGTGTGGTCATAGCTCATCGGCGGCGGTGGTACTAGATGAATATCTAACCCCACTTGCGACACCAGCAGGAAGCGTGCAAGGTGCAGCCGGAAATACTGAAGCTGATATTATGGAGGCATCGGCAAGTAGATTGATCGCGCTGGAAGCAGTTGCGGCCAACATTGTTTGCCACATACCTGCGTATTTTATTGGCGAGGTATAATTCTAACGATTGATCTGGGCAAAGGGAATTGCTCATATCTTTCTTTTAACAAGGGTGAATTATGGCTACAACACTAGCTGGTGAAGTTGTAAAAGTACGCCACCTGTTAGACCAGACAACAGCCGCCGATTCCCAGTTTGATGATACCAATTTTATTGGAGTAGCATTGAACGATGGGAGACGTGCGTTTGCAAGGATTCTTCCACAGGAAATGTTACAAGGGCTTTGGACAACACAATCCCTTACATTATCTAGTGGTTATAGTGCATTTCACGCATCATTCTTTCGGCACATAGAAGGCGCAAGGCAATTAGTGGATGGTGTACTGGCAGATGAAATACCAAAGACCGAATCTTGGCGATTAAGGTTTATAGAGGATAACGACCTTACAAAATCAAGCGTTACCGAACCACGTTATTTTTTCGAGAAATCAGGTGTTCAGGTATTTCCCA